GCTGACTTTCAATATATACTTACTATTATTCCTTTCGTTCTACTCAATGAAGGGTAAAGTTATATTGCGCTTAGTTTTAGCTAGGCGCTCACTCACTTGATCCAGAATGACGGAGTAAGAGCTAAAGGTATGGGTAAACCCAGCACTCTTAACCTCTTGAAGAAGCTAAAAGTATGGGTAAACCCAGCACTTCAGATAGAGAGAAACCTCTAGATTTCGGAACAAGCTAAACTCGCTACTGATTATAATCTAAGGCCTCAAAGGGTTCGTACCCTAAGAGTTCTTAACCTTAGATCTCGCAAGATTAACTTTGTTCTTCTTTCTAGATTCAGCTTTACGCACTCTAAAATACTTCTCTCTTTGTTTTAACTTATCGGGATGTCACTTTCCTACTAATTTATCGAAATTAGTTGGAGAGACCTCTCCGACAAGTTTTCATTGAGGTTGTATTTCATTGTAACGTAATCTGACTAGGTATAAGAATCATTTAGTCAGTTGAGACTCAGCTAGTGAGATCGAGTGCGCGGCTCTTAAGGATAGAATCTCATCAGCAACAAAATACTTTGAAATACCTAATTCGAAAATATTAAGTGATTCATCGTTAGACGAAAGTCTAGCAATGTAATCAACTTGTTGACGAAGTAAAGTATTCAAGCAAAATATTGCTGGATAACATTCTCTTCTTAAGGCTCTGTATGGCTGGTTACCCAAGTCTGGGAAAGTCTCCAAGAATGGCCGATCTAATTTACTAGAAATTATTTCGACGTTTGAAAAGACTCTCTCAATATCCTTTTCTACTATTGCCACTTTAACCTGTTGGATCAAATCCAATACTATCTCAGTTGAGGTAGAGGGCATAAACAACCCTGGTTGAAGTGACGGCACCCCAAACTCTTGTGTCACGTAGTTCAATAATGAGCTACATAACATTTCGAGTCTCGGATGTCATAAAGAAGAATTATCGATATACGAAACTTTGGCATGATCTCTAATGAATAAATCATTATCGATCTTGACCTTAGTCTCTGACCGAGCAAGCTTCGCAGTATTACTGTGCATGACTTGTTTGGCCAAATCGGTAATATTCTTTATATAGTAGAAACATTTATAGAGTTTAATCGGTCGTGTCGAATCTCGACCAAAGAACTCATAAATGCGGGATATAAAACCCGGTCTCCCTTCCAATGAAAGAGTCCAACCGTGCTGTTGTTGATTCTCAATGAACTCATGTAAAAGAGAATATCTTTTCCATGTTTCAAAGAGACCTCCAATACTATACCCTGTGATTTCTACACCTCGGTGTACTCATCTCTTGGCAAATTCAAATGTGTCTACAGACACATGAGTCTTTGCTTCAGAAATGGGCATATCAAGGATAGAGCACAAGATCTTATATTGAAGGGCAACAGCTTCATTGGCAATAACAATATCATCACCTAGTAAAACATAGTCTCTAAAGAACCGATTAAAACCGGCTCTTATAGAAGCTAGTTGAACTATGTAATGATGTGTTAAAGCCATGACGGCTCAAGAGCTATACGCCCCCATGGGTTGACCTGTATTATATTTATAATACAAGCCTCCTTTGGGGTCCAGGAACTCAGTGCTGGTTAACAACCGGGCCCA